ATCTTATCAAACCTTTAATGCGTAAATGGATTGCGTATAACGCAGAGTTTTTGGATGAGGAAGAAGTAATTCGGGTCACTAATGAAGAGTTTGTCCCAATCCGTAAAGATGATTTAGAAGGTAAAATAGATATAGCAATTAGCGTAAGTACTGCTGAAGATAATGCTGCAAAGAGTCAAGAATTAAGCTTTTTATTGCAAACAGTAGGGCCTAATGAAGATCCAGCCATTCGTAGGGAAATCATGGCTCAAATCATGGAACTTATGAAAATGCCTGAACAAGCTAAACGTATTAGAGAATACCAACCTCAACCAGATCCAATGGAGCAGCAACTAAAAGAATTACAGCTACAAAACATGATCTTAGAGAACGAGCTTCTCAAGGCAAGTATCCAGGACAAGTATGCCCGTGCAGGTGAAAACGAAGTAGATGCAGAACTTAAACGTAATAAAGCTGCAGTAGAAGCAGCTAAGGCTAGAAAACTTCATAGTGACGCTGATCTTACAGACCTTACATTTGTAGCTAAAGATACAGGTGCGGACTTACAGGAAAAGCTTCAACTAGAAGAGTTTAAACGTAAAGCAAACCTAGATGCCTTAGCTTTTCAAGCAATGCGGGGAGATAGAGAACTGGGGATGATAAGATAATGAGTATTATAGATAACGCTATACAAAGTACTCTTCAGAAGGTCGCTGCTCCTACAAGGAGCCCAACCTCTGAAGGACTTGCTGGAGTACTGGCAGCTAACCAAACCAAACCTACTCCTTACACAGAGCAAGGAGCTATGTTGGCTAAACAGTTAGAAGGTCTTGTAAATAAACAAGCGTTAGAACGTGCACATACTCCTGACTACGATCAAAATGTATGGCTAAAAAACGCCAGGTATAATGAAATTGCTGCCTTAGCTGATAATCTTGCTATGCATAGTCCTGCAGAGTATAAAGAATACTTTAACAAGTATGAACCTGATAGTAAGCTAAATATACCTATGGTGTACAAACGCGCTATAAATAGATAAATTTTAAACTACAACACAGAAGGAGACAGTATGCAAAACATGTATAACCAGCTAGACCCAAACGAAGGTAATGAAACGGCTACAGGTCAAGATGGCCTAGCTGCACAACTAGCACAAGAAGGTACTCAGGTTGAAGAGGTAATAGAACTTTTAATGAAGGGTGTTCCCCCTGAGCAACTTCTTAAGCAAGGTATTCCAATGGAAGTTATAAAGCAGGCTATTAATTTGATTATGCGGCATCAACAAGCTGCGCAGGCTGAACAACCTCCTATGGGTACCCCAGGAGAAGGCCTTAAACGTATGGAAACTGTAGGTAGGTAGTTGACTTATTACGGGTAGTTGTGTATACTATCCGTAATGCTTATCGAATAAGTATTAATAACTAACCATAAAAATAGATATAACAACTAAAAGGACTGCATAATATGAGTAACCTTACACAAGAAGAGCTAACTTTAATAGAAGCAGAAAACCAGTATTGGGTAGAGCTGCATAATGCTCTTGAAAGACTGCACAACAACGAAGATTTTAAAAAAGTAATCCTAGAAGGTTACTTTAAAGATAAAGCTATTGATGGTGTTAGTGCGCTTGCCAATGACTATGTTATCCAAAACGGCAAACGCACCGAAGTAATGGAAGCACTTATCGCAATTAGTCACTTGCAAGACTATTTTATTACTATCGGGAAAATGGTACCTCCTAAAGAGACTGCAGAAGACGACGTAGAGGAGTAATACTATGAGCTTGAGTAGTGAAGATGACTTGTTTGATCTTAGTGATGAAGAGCTGGAAGCTGCGTTTAAAGCAGCTAAGGCAGAAGACGCTTCCCCTGATACAGATTTACCTACCGAGTATGAAGACGACACAGTACAAGAAGACTTGGTAGAAAATTCGGAGATGCCTGATGAGGCACTATCCGATACAGAAGATACAACTGAGAGTGATTTAGAACAACCTGAAGAGGATTCTGATCATGATGCTAGCGAAGACTTTGATGCTGAGCCCACAGAGGATACGGATGTAGAAGTCAAGGATGACAACCTTCAAGAAGACTCATCTGAAGATGGAGACCTCTCCGAAGATACTGAGGAACCAGTAGAAGACGAAACGCAAAAAGTACAAAAGTATACGTTTAAGGCAGATGGCAAAGAGTATGAATTTACTCAAGAGGAGATTCTGAGCCAGTTTCCGAAAATTTTCGGCCAGGCTATGAACTACACAAAGAAGATGCAGGCCATTAAGCCTTGGCGTAAAACTATTGACGCTATTGAGCAAGCAGAGCTTACTCATGATGATGTCAACTTAATGATTGATGTACTTAAAGGTGACAAAGATGCTATTACAGAGGTAATAAAGCGAACAGGTATCGATGCCCTCGATTTAGACCCTGAAGATAGTAACTATGTGCCTAAGGATTATGGTCGAGATGAACATACGTTAGAGATCGAGGAAATTATACAAGAAATTTCTAAAGATCCTGAGTACAGCACGACCCACAATATCCTAACTAACCAATGGGATGAAGCCTCGTTAGAGACTATTACTAGAGACCCTCAAATGATTAAACTTCTTCATGAGGATGTACGCAATGGTACCTACCATAAGCTACAACCAATTATGGATAAGATTAAACTATTTGACGGAGGAAGTAAAACAGACCTAGAGTATTATGGTATTGCTGCTCGTGAGTATTACAGCAACGTTACTCAAGAACAGAAAAAACAACTAGCTGCTCAAAAAGCCATGGAAGAACGGGCTGCCGCTAAAGCACAGGCAGAGGCTGCACGCCTGGAGAAAATTAGGGCTCAAGAGGAAGCTAGAAAAGCTACTCAACAAGCTTCAGCGAAACGGAAAGCTGCTGCACCGACAAGGACGCGAGCAGGAGGAAATAATGTAGTGGATTATCTTGATGATTCAGATGAAGCCTTTGAGGAGTGGTATATAAAAGTTACAGGTGAAAGACCTGTTAATTAACTAAGTCACTTAAAGGAAATAGATTATGGCTACTCAAGTTTATGGAAATGGCGTTAACAGCTCTGCTGGTGCCAATACTATCGTTCATTTTTACGACCGTGCAGGTATTAAAGCTGCCAACCGTATAAATGTATATGGTCAGTTTGCTGACCGTAAGTCAATGCCTACTAAAATGGGTAAAACTTTCAAGATCTCTAAGTTCTTGCATATGTATGACCGTTCTGTAGCAGATGCTGACTTCGCTGCTAAAGGTTACCTTACTGCTCGTACTGCCGCTCAGGTTTCTGCAGACCTTACCGCTGCTACCCTAGCTGAAGGTGCTGGTGCGGTAAACCAACGCTCACTACAAAAAATCACTATGGAAACTAGCCTAGCCCGTTATGGTGAGATGATTGAATATACCGATGAAGTTGAACTATTCTCAGAAGATAGCATTCAAGTCCGTTATCGTGAAGAGCTTGGCGCTCTAGCTAACTCTCGTTGGGAAGATTTACTACAATTAGATATGTTAGCTACTCCTACTGTAATCTACTCAGGTTCTGCTACTTCTATGTCAACCGTAGGTAACGCTATCGCAGCAAATGGTTCTCAAGATGCGGATTGGAAAGTATCTTATGACCTTATTCGTCGTTCTGTACGTAAGTTGGTACGCAACCGTGCTAAGAAGACTACGCAGATAGTTACAGGATCTACTAAGATCGGTACCCAGCCAGTTAACTCTGCATACTATGCAATTATTGGTGCTGATGTTAAAGCTGATCTAGAAAACCTTACCCGTGGTACTGGTTATGAGCGTGAGTTCGTATTTGTACCTGCACATAAGTACGCCGGTGCTGCTAACCTTGCAGAAGGTGAAGTTGGTTCTATGCACGAAGTACGCTTTATTGAAGCAGAAGCTGCTGTAGTATATGCTGGTCAAGGCGCTGCTGTACCTGCTTCCTATACTGGTACTCTGTCTTACACTACCTTTGCTACTGATGCTGATGCTATCGCAGTACGCGGTGCTGGTGCTACAGCCGGTTCTTACTTTGACGTATATCCAATCTTGTTCCCAACACAAGGCTCTTTCGCTACTGTCGGTTTGAAAGGTAAAGGCAAGATCAGGTTTAATACTAAGTCTCCAGAGCAAGTTGAGTTGAACAACCCTTACGGTACTACCGGGTTCTTCTCTTATAACTTCTTCTATGCTGGTATTATCCTTGAAGAAGAAAAGCTACTTAAAGTTCTTGTTGCTGCTGGTCAGTAATAGGTAACTATTCGGTAGTTAGAGTCCCCGCAACTAGCGGGGATTTTTATCTTTATCTTTCATAAATTAATTAATAGTGTTATAATTGCTAAGCAATAAGCAAAAACTAAATAACCATAAAGGACTTAGAAAATGAGTGAATTAAAAGAACTAAAACAAGAAGCAACTGAACTAGGGATCAAGTTTAGTCCTAACATCAGTGCCGCAAAGCTACAAGAAAGAATCGACGCATACTATGAATCTAAAGAAACTAACGAGGCTGCTATCCAAGAAGCCATCACGGAAAAAGAGCTTGAAGAAGTCGAAGGAGCTGCATTCGTTAGCAAAGCAGAACAGGAAATACTAAATAAGAAAAAAACTAGACTGCAATTAGCTAAGGAAGCAGAGAAGGCAGCTAGAGAGACTAAAGTAGTAGAGATTATTGATAATGATCCTAGGGTTAATGCCCATACTACTACATGTACTGCAACTTGTGGTAATGAATATTTTGACTTAGGTACTATTATCTTGCCTCTTAATACACCAGTAGAGGTTATGCAAGGACACCTTAATGTGCTAAAGGAAGTTAAATTCCCCCATCACCAGATGGATCAAAAGACTGGACTAAATTCAGTTACTCTTCGTAACCGTTATACTATTTCTTATGTACAGTAAGTAGGCATACTTGCAGGGCTCTGTAGTAGAGCCTTGTAGTATACCTATTTAGGAGTGATGCTATGGCTTGTCTTACTAATACCTTTGTTATAACTAAAGGGTTTGATAACATTTTTGATTTTACGGTAAAGGCTAATAACAGTACTTTACCTATCACTATTGACCCCACAGACACATTCTCCGCTAAGCTTATTAAATTGGATGATGGTACTGTGGCACTTACTAAAACACTCCAGCCTGTGGATGTTAACAGTGGCATGGTACGACTAACCATCACTACAACCGAGACTCAGACGCTCGTATCTGAAAAAGGTGATAAGGTAGATAACTACTATTTGAAACCAACTTATAAACTCATACTTGACTGTAATACTGTAGCTAACGGAGCTTTTATCACAAAGGTAGATAACGTATATGTCGATTGACCTTACCTCCTATGGTACAAATATTGATAATACTAATGAAGCTATAGATGTCACTAAATCTAGTGAAACTGGTGTAACGGGAGTTGAGTCTCCCATCAGTGTAGAAGGGTACAAACGCGAATACACTATAGTAGGGGATTCCTTGTATGCTTCCGTGAATACAGACACTATACCCGCATGGCTATCTTCTATAGTCAATAACACTATAGATACACAAATAACTAGCTCTTTACAGTCATTGCTCACTGCCCAAAACAGCCTACTAACTGCCTTAAATGAGGTAGAAGTAGCTAAAAATCAGTATCAAGAGCTTATAAACATTGAAGCAACCGTAGATAATGTCGTAGCATCTAAGCTAGCTACTTTAAATGCTATCCTAAACAGTAATACTGCGAATATTGTAAGCCTCGAAACTACGAAGGTCACACCTGATGAAGCCAGGGCTATCGCTATAGATGAAGTCAATAGCTCTATAAACGGTGGAGCTATAGGGGCAGAACTAGCTCGTATAGATACTACTATAGCGAATACCAATGGATCTCTAGCGGCTACTACTACGATGATGGAATCTACTTATACAGATTTAGCTACCGGCATAGCCGCTAATACTTCTGCTACCAACACTTTATACTCTTCTACAGGTATTAACCCTGACGGGTCGTTAGGCACTACAGGGATGGCAGGTAGCCTAACAGCCATAGACAACTATCTAAAAGATGAAAATGGTAATTCTGTAGTTGGTGGAACAACTAACTTTGGTACAGACTTAAGGACTAATGCAGACAAGGCTTCAAGGGACGCACAGTCTAAATTTTTTTACGATTCTACTATTGAAATAGAAGACGCTAGCGGGAACATTCAATACTACGCTACAGGTTTCGGCTTAAAGGCTAATGCAAACGTAGGGGTCAGTACCCCTACAAACCCTTTTACCAGTGAATTTTGGGTTAAAGCTGATACTTTTAAAATAGTACAACCAGACAATTCTGCCAGACCCTTAGGGGATTTAGCATTGAAAAGTATAAACGACCCGCTAGCTATGAGTGCTAGTACTGCAGGCATTACCTTCAATAGTCATGGC